CCGACCTTCTAAATGCCAGCATTTTAATGAAACGGTCATTTTGCTGGTAGACAGGATCTACTATCTTGAGGCCGGTAAAATTGCCGGATGGTTGAAGACAGGCAAACGCGTCCTATCGATCCACCAAGTTTTTACTAACCACCGCGGCGGATTGTATTGCGCCGATGGGAAACCCGAATTTCAGTATCAGCGCGATGCTTCTGGGGGAGTAATAGTTTCTGAAGTCCGTGGGCGCCACAACGACTATCAGCATGATGCCGCCGATTGGCTTACTCAAGACCATAAGTTTGGGGGCAAAAGGCTGATAGTATCCCCTTTGTTGGCACATTTGCCGGAGTTGGAAGTCGTTGAGTTTAATTTGGCCAAAACCAAATCTCAACGCGTCGCTGTCGGCAAAGATTTCCCAGACAATTACTATGGGCTGACCACAATTGGCAACAAGACTGTTGGCACGCCCTTTGAGGCCTACAGTGTGGGGGCCACTTTCTTGGTGCAAATTGAGAGTCAGGTTATCGCTGTCGATAAAGATGTCGTGTCTGAGGTCAGCGCTTGGGCCCAACAGCGTATTTTTGCCAAGGACGAGCGGTTCCTCACTGATGCCTACGCTCGCGTTAATTTAGCCATGCGCAGGCTTGAGATACCTGACCATGAAAAAGCCAACATGCTTACTGCTGCCGTCGTGCTTGCTTTGCAGCACGCGAGTGCCACTGTTGCCGCCGCTACAGGCGACTTTCGTGACCTCGGTATCGACATCGACAGCAAGGCTACCGACCCTCTTCGGCCACCATGGTACGACTTCTTGCCTGACGGCAAGCTCAAACGGTTGGCTGCTAAGGTCTCTTTGCTTCTACAGCGGCTTGACAAACCTTTTAGCTCCTTGTGGGACAAGGTACAGCCGCTTATTTCATGGACTTGGAAGAAGGGCTTTCGTTCTTTCTTGCCAGGCCTCATAGTAGCCGTACTATTCCAAAAGTTCACAGGGGAGCGTTTTGCTAGCGCTACCCTAGAATGTCCCAAGGTCTTGTCTTCCATCTGGTATCTGATGGAAACCTGCTGGAAATTCGTCGCACGATGCTCCCCTGACCGGAATGAAATTTGGGAGCGCATTAAGAATTCCTCCACGGCCCTTTGGAACTGGCTGAAGAAATTGAGCCCCTTCGAGCTCGTCAAACGACTCTGGCAAGCCGTTAAGGCTTTGCGACGGCCGAAAGATGGTTGCACAACAACTGACATTGAAGATGATTTGCGCGCTGAACAACTTTTCAATGCCGAGATAGCCGATGCACGCCGCGGCACGCACGTAGTGCCGGGGATGTTCCGCTCCGTCCAGCAGACTCAGGACGAGGTGCGGGTCTTTCTTGCCACCATAATGGCAGTTAGACCCATCAATGCCACAGGCTATCATGACTTCAC